GACCCTTCTTCCCACTCGTTGCAGTGGCAAACTCGTTTGCCGAATTATGGCAGCGACCATGACAACCCAAAAGATGTAAGCTTCAACGGGAAAGCATAAAGCTGATCCCATAGGAGCAAACTTCTTGAGGGGCAAAACACTTCCATCAGGAAGTGCGGTCGCTCTCGTGCGAGAGGCTTCTAACGCTCGAGAGACGTAAGGAAGTCGATTAAAGACTTCCAAGACGAGTCCGAGGGAAACCCTGTCCGACGCATCACGGAGATCAAGAGTCGCAAACTCACGGCTGCGCGAAGCAGCCAAAGCAAGAGACTGATTAATTTCCTGATGTGTAAAGTTAATAACGCCCCGTGTAACACGATGTGATTCAAGGTGTGTGACAAACTTTCGACCCAGACCTTGCTGAATCCACTGGTATTCCAGTGGTTCGCAAGAGATGAGTCGCGGGCCGCGCGAATCTTTTGGCACAAGTACAACTTTAGCAGTTCCATATTCTTGGTCCTGTAGAGAGTGGTACCAGGTCAATCGATCCAATAATTCGCGAGCTCTCCCAACTATCATAAATTGATAGTAGGGAAATACACGGTGAAGAGATAGATATTTATGGCTAAAAAGCCATTTTTCATCCATCTTTTCACCAGTGGCAACTGCTCCTGGTCCATGTTGGGGTACAATGTCCAAAGGATCAAATCCTTTAAAGACTTTTGCAGTTATCAACGAACACAACTTAATCATATCAAGTGTGTCGCTTGAGAACGCAGAGTCAAGCTCCTTTTCCGTTTCAATAAATCGGCTTATTACAGCAGATTTTGAAGATTCAGAATAGGGTAACTCAAGTTTGTACCCGAAAAATAGAACTTGCCGCAAATGTTTAATAGCATTTACGTCAGGTTCCGCCAGGAGAAAACCATTAGTATCGAAGATACGCTTGAAATATACCTGCATAAATGCGGGCGTATTCCATCCCTTCCTGGATCGAAATTCAGGAATAGGTGTGAAGCGTAAACTAACCAATGCCAAATCTAAAGCTTTTCCTAACAAAGGAAGAGTTTTAGTGACAAAGGATAGGCCTTCAAATCGCGATCTCTCAACAACAGTTGAGATATCACGGTTTAAAGACTTCGATTCTGACAGTTTAAGTGGATCGTCACCGATCAGCTGCGTGCAAAGGCTGACATAAAAATCGTCAGCTTGGCTCTTAGTGAAGGCCATAAAATTATGGTACTCCATCCAAGCGCCACTTTGAGGCTCGCGCCGTATCCAATAAAGGAGATCCCCGGGGTGAAAAATATAAATTGCTAACTACTCAGAAGTCGGAAAACTGCAACAGCAGTTAATTCCAATGACTCCCAAGCAGAAAGCTAAGATTCACCACGGAGAATCGCGTCGATGTTCACAGTCGTAGCAAGGCTAGCGATGGCGCCGTCAGCGAGGAAGTCGATAACATTCGACACCGCGTTACGGACCATAGCAGTCGTGATGGCTGTGTCGCGAGGAACTGATAACGTAAAGTTAGCAGTTAACACGCGAAGCGTACC